AGGTTCTTGGGGACCCGTAAACGCAGGGGGATCAGGAAATACTCCTCCCGTAACTCCCGTTCAAGGAATGGATGGTGGTGATGGTTCGCCCGGACCGCCTGAGATTGGTTTTCAAGCTGGTGGTGCCGGCGGTGGAGCTACTGTTGTTGGTACTACTAAAACTAGTACTGCTTCTGCTGCGGCTAATGGTGGAACTGGAGCGACATCTTGTATTACAGCTAGTCCAGTTTCAAGATCTGGCGGCGGCGGTGGTGCAGCCACTAGTGCCGGAGGCTCAGGACCTGGAAACAATCCCCCAACATCTCCACCACAAGGAAATGCAGGTGGCGCAGGTTCAGGAACAAATGCTGGATCTGGAGGAGGAGCAGCAGGAGCAGGTTCTGCTACTTGGCCTTCAACGCCAGGACCCGGAACCCCTCATGGTATTACCGGAGCCGAGGTAACTTATTCTAACGGCGGAAACCCAAGTCAACCAGCTTGTGAAATGGGTAATGGGCAAGGACCTGCAACTCCCTCTGGTTCAAGAGCTGGAAATGATGGTGGTGTAATAATACGTTACCGAGTAGCGGGGAAACCATAATGGCTTTTACTAGTTTTGCAAAAATAAGCGCGGAGAATACTGTTCTTGATACAGTTGCTTTTGAAGAATCTTTAATGTTAGATGAACATGGTGTTCCTCAAGAATCTATTGGTCAAGCTTATTTAGAAACACATAACAATTGGCCCGCAGCAATGTGGATACAAGGAACTGAAGCTAGGAAAAATGGTCCCGGTATAGGTATGGAGTGGGATCCTGTAAACCAAATTTTTTGGCTTATACCATCTTTTGCTTCATGGACAAAAGATATTTCATCTGGACAATGGGTTCCCCCTGTTAGTGAACCAGATGATATAACTCCAGAAGAGAAAGAAAATAACATAGAACATTGGTGGGACGAAGAAAATCAAGAGTGGAAAAAATATACTAAATTAGACGAAGCTTCGTAGCCCCTAATTTGACAATTACAAGTCGATCCTGTATATACTGTCCCTAAGTATGGACAAGAAAGTATTAAGTGAAATAGCATTGTACTATGGTGTTGTAAAAATGCCTAAAGATTTTGACATCGATTCAAAAAAACTTTGTCAAGATATTTTAGATGCAGGGTCTAAAGGTCATAAAAGAAACAAAGAAGGTTTGTTATATTTTAAAAATAAAGATTGTATAATGCCTACTTCTGTTCAATTTGATATGTTAGACAAATATATAGTCGAGCATATAAGAGAAAAATATAAATTTGATATTCAATTAAATAATTGTCATGGAAATATTTATCAACCCCAACAGCAGTCTTATTTACGCAATCAAGTAAATCCACTGAGCTTACTAGACTCTCCAGACTTTACGATGTTGTACGCTGTAGATGTTGGTTTAAATTCTTGTAAGGTAATTATTGAATACAATGATAATAAGCTTAAAGGTCAAAGTTGTCGTTTTCAATTAGATAATAATAGTTTTGTTTTATTTCCATCTACGTTAAAATACATGATTGATGTGAATCAATCTTACAAAACAAATTTTGTTTTAACCTGTGTTTACGACCATATAAGATGAGTTTAAAAAAAGAAAAATATATTATAATTAAAAAAGTTTTGTCAAAGGAACTAATAGATTTTCTTTATCATTATTTTCAAAACAAAAGAAGAGTTGCTAATGTAATGATAGGTAGTAAATTTATTTCTCCCTATGATGTAACTTGGGGAAGTTGGAGTGATCCTCAAGCGCCCAATAGTTATTCTCATTATGGAGATGTTGCCTTTGATACAGTTTTAGAAGGAGTTCAAGATAAAATAGAAAAAGCAGTGGGACACAAGTTAATACCTACTTATTCTTACGCAAGAATATATAAAAAAGGTGATATTTTAAAAAGACATACCGACAGATATTCTTGTGAAGTATCTGTAACTTTACATATAGGTGGCGATAAAAAGTGGCCAATATTTTATGACACTGAAGGTAAAAAAAATCAAAAAGGAAAACCTATAACTTTAAACTCAGGGGATTTATTAATATATTCCGGAAACAATGAACACTGGAGAGAGCCTTACAAGGGACAAGATTATTGTCAGGTTTTTTTACATTATCATGATGCTAGAAAAAAAGATAAGGCAGAGAATAAATATGATGGAAGAGCGTTTCCTGGACTACCTTCGGATAATTGGTTTAAACCCAAACATAATGATTGGTTTAAAAAATGGAAAAAATAACCGAACAGTTATGTGTAAGCGAATATATTTATCCTTTAGCTGACAAAGTTAATCCTATACTGCGCCCATTTATTAAAAAATTAATTCAAAAAAACAAATTATTTATTACAGATCCCCATAAACCACGTCAGATTACTGCCAAAATGACTGGGTGGCATATTACTAGTAGAGAGATTGAGCAGGTGATTAGCTGGGCATCTTCTTTAATTATTAGAGATTTTGAAAAGGCGAATGGTCATTTGTTAAAGTGTTCTGAAGTATGGGGAATTGTATTTAACAAAGGAGATTCTATAGAAGGTCACACCCATGTACCCAGCGTCTATTCTTTTGTGTATTATGTGGATGCTCCTAAAGGCTCATCGTCATTAGTTTTTGAAACTTCTGGTCATAGAATTGAAGCAGAGAAAGGTAAGATGATTATTTTTGATAGTAGATTAACACATAAAGTTACTCCCAATAGTTCTAAGAATAGATGTGCTCTTTCTGGTAATTTTATCAATAAAGATAATACGGGAGCGTATCAGGTGCCAGGAAACTATTAGCTTCTAGTTTACAATGATTAAAAAAATAAAAGATAGGTATAAAAAAGACTTGTTGTTGGATGAAAATAACTTTCAAGTTATGATGGAATGGGAGAAGCCCTATATGAAAGCTTTAGTTAATAAATTAAAACCAACCGGAGATGTATTAGAAATTGGTTTTGGTTTAGGTTATTCAGCTAATCAAATACAGCAGCATAAAATAAAATCTCATACTATTATAGAGGCCAATTCATCTATTCTTAAAAAATTAAAGACATGGGCGAAGAAACAAAAACATCCGGTTAATATCATTGATGGGACCTGGCAGAATAAATTAAAAACCCTGGGCAAATTTGACAGTATTTTTTTTGATGATACTCCACATGAAGAGCATTTTGATAAAGACAGTACCAGAATGTTTGATTTTTATCATCAGCTCATTACGAAACACGTAAACAAGAACGCCCGAATGACCTGGTATTGTGATAGATATATCTATTGGATATCTCATCCTTCCACTCTATGGAGTTTAGAGCTTTTTAAAATTAAAATACCCGATAACTGTAAGTATGTAATGCATAAACATCTTAACACTTTATCTATCCCTTTATTAATTTTTGTAGAAGGAGTTGTGCCATATATTATTCCTTTTGTTATTAATGATCGTAATCAATTCGGTGTTCGACAATGAAAAAAATGACTTCCTGGAAAGACACTGTTTATGTTGAGCATAATTTTTTAGATAAAAAACTATGCAAAGAGTATATTGAAAAAGCCCAACGCCCATCTGAAAAGATTAGAAAGAGTTGGACTATGGAAAATCAATGTTGGGAGGAACGTACTATAAATATTATGGGAGACCCCATAGCTTTAAAAGTAAAAAAAATTATATGCGAACACTTAAATAGGGATCTTGAATTAACCAGGGCCCAAATTCAAACATGGATGGTAGGAACTGCTGCGACCTTACATATTCACAACGTAGATCCTTCAACATGGAATACTGTACTTTATCTTAATGATGATTTTGATGGAGGATTTTTTTATACCAAAAACGGTTTAGTTATAAAGCCAGAACCTGGGTTACTAACTTTATTTAATGGTCGAAAAGTTTTTCATGGAGTGGGAGAAGTTAAGAAAAATTATAGATTCAGCTTAATATTTTGGTGGAAGCAATGAGAGTATTAGGAATATCCCCTAGTCACGATAGCAGTGTGGCTGTTTATTCAAACGGTCAAATTGAATTCTTTGGCAAAGAAGAAAGATTTACTGGTTATAAAAGAGATGCCTATCCCTTTATGGCTTTAGAAAAAGTATATGATTTATTTAAAGGTAAAATAGATCATGCAACATATAGTTGGCGTCCAGATGATTGTCACAGGTTTGAAATTTTTCATGCATACCTGCACAAAAGATTTAAATTAACGATGGCTTATCCTCCCCAATCTGGCCATCATTTAAATCATGCTGCATTAGCTTTCTACAATAGTGGTTTTAAAGAAGCATTAACATTTGTAATTGACCATAACGGATCTTGGAATAAAAATAATGAGAGAGAATCAGAAACTGTTTTTGAATGTTCTTATCCGAATACTTTTAAACCTTTATATAAAAATTACTGGGGCCATGGTATTCCTACTTTTGGAATAGTTAGAGTTTATGAAGCTGCTACAACTTTAATAGGTCAAGGAGCTTTGGAAAATGGAAAAACTATGGGACTTGCGTCCTATGGTAAAAATAAAAAATATGATAAACTTTTTGTAGGACACAAAGCTTTACACGATAAGTTTGAAGAAATTAATGATCAATGGGGTTCTGCTATATTTAAAGGACAAAAAGATAAAATAGAAAAAGATATTACTTTATTAAATTATCAGTTTTATGCAGACGCTGCAAAACATGTTCAAATAGAAACCCAAAAAGCAGCTTTTTCTTTAATAAAAAAATATGTAAAAAAAACAGGAATAAAAAATATATGTTTAGTTGGTGGCTATGCCTTAAATATTGTAGCCAATAGTTTCTTTATAAAAAATTTACCTGATTGTAAATTTTACATAGAACCTGTCTCTGATGATACCGGAACTAGTTTAGGAGCCGCGATGCTTTTATATAGATACTTCACAAAAGATAAAAATATATACGATGTACCAAATAATTTTTATCATTATTATAAAAATTCTAAAGAACAATACGGTGCAAAAAAATCAATAAAAGATTTGTGTAGTATTTTAAATAATCAAAAAATAGTGGCTATCTTTGAAGGAGCCCCTGAGTCTGGGCAAAGAGCTTTGGGACATAGATCCTTATTGTTTGATCCAAGAAACGTTCAAGGGAAGAGGATAGTTAATAGTTTAAAAAACAGAGAGTGGTATAGACCTTTCGCAGGGGTAATTTTAAAAGAAAAATTTAAAGAATATTTTGAAACATTAGGTGTAGAGGAGTCTCCCCATATGGTTTTAAATTTTAAGTGTAAACCTATAATGAAAAAAAACTTTCCTGCTATTGTTCACGTTGATAATACCTGTAGAGTTCAAACAATAGATAAAGGATTTTTATATGATCTCTTAAAGGAGTTTTATAAAAAGACAGGATGTCCTTTTCTATTAAATACAAGTTTCAATCTGGCCGGCAAACCTTTAATTCAAACTAAAAAAGAAGCCGTTGAATTTGTAAAAACTTCAAACAACCCTTCGTTGGAGGGAGTCTTCTTTGTAGAAGACAAAAAACTCTTTAAAAAAAAAACAGAGGGAGTATAAAAAGAAATGATCCTTGAAGAAAATTTTTGGTTTTTTAAAAAAGCTGTTCCAGATAGAATCTGTGAAGACCTTATAAAACATGGTTTATCTCAACAACCACGAATGGCTATTACAGGAGGTCAAAAAGGTAATGTACCAACAACCAAGAAAGGGTTTAAAAGACTTCACAAGACAAGAAATTCCGATATTGTTTGGTTAGACGAACGTTGGATCTATAAAGAAGTTCAACCTTATATTCACCAGGCTAATAAAAATGCTAATTGGAATTTTGAATGGGACTTTACTGAACCCGCTCAATTTACGATATATAAAAAAGATCAACATTATACTTGGCATATAGATTCGTTGGAGGTACCTTATAATGAACCCACTGATCCAGACCGACATGGAAAAATAAGAAAGCTATCTGTGACACTAACTTTATCAGATGAAAAAGATTATAAAGGTGGCGAATTAGAATTTAACCTTGGAAAAAATATTCCAGGGAATAAAAAAAATACAGTAATACCCAAGGGCTTAGGAGACAAAGGAACCCTTATTATTTTTCCTTCTCATATACCACATCGAATACGACCAGTAACGGAAGGCACCCGACATAGTTTAGTCATGTGGGCTTTAGGGTACCCGTTTAAATGAAGAAAAAACAAGAAGCTAAAACATTTCCAACACAATTAAACAGAGAAGATTATTTTAAATGTCCGATATGGTTTGCAGATGTCCCTAAATTCGTTGATGATTTAAACACAGCATCGGATCCTTATATTGAAACAGCCAAGAAAAATTTAAAAAAAGATATAGCTAAAAGAAATAAAGAGTTTGGAGATAGAGGAGATATGGGGCATGTATTTCATTCCAACACTTTAATTGGTGATCCTAATTTTTTAGAACTACAAAATTATATAGGCGGTACTGCTCACAATCTATTAGGGGAGATGGGTTTTGATATAACGAATTATCAATTATCTACCACAGAAATGTGGGTACAAGAATTTGCTAAAAAAGGTGCCGGTCAACATAGTTTACATACTCACTGGAACGGTCATATGTCCGGATTTTATTTTTTAAAAGCTAGCGAGAAAACATCAAGACCTATATTTGAAGACCCAAGGCCCGGGAATCTGATGAATCTCTTACCTCAAAAAGATGAAGCTAAAATAACTTATGCTAGCTATCAAGTTAATTATAAAGTAAAACCGGGAAGAATGATATTCTTTCCATCGTATATGCCGCATATGTATACGGTTGATATGGGCTATGAACCCTTTAGGTTTATACATTGGAACTGTCAAGCTATACCGAAAGGAGTATTAAATAAATGAAGTCACGCGTACATACTTTATTTCCAGTTGTTGCTTTGGAGTTTGTAGATTTTCCTATTACTGACAAAGAGATAAGTAAACTCATACGCGACCAAAACTTTGTACCTATTATGCCAGTAGACAATGGGTTGATTTCTTCTCAAAAATATTTGCTTAATTTAAAAAAGAATTCTTCTTTGAAAAAAAACCTACTTTATTGTGTGAAGGAGTACACTCAGAATGTATTAGACATTGGACGGTCTGTAAGTTTTTATCTTCAAAACTCTTGGATGATTAAACATAGACCAGGAGATTGGGGTCAAACTCATTTCCATGAAAATAGTTTATTGTCGGGTATTTTATATCTGAGAACCCCTCCTAATTCAGGAGATTTAATCCTTCACCGAAATCGAAATGTTTCTACTGATATTAATCCTTATATGAGCTTACCCCAACTTAAGCCTAATCGTTACAATGCCGATAGTTTTATATGTCAAGCTTCAGAAAAAAAGTTGATTTTGTTTCCTGCAAATATGAATCATAGCATTAGAAGAAATGAGTCTAGTGAAGATAGATACTCTATAGCTTTTAATGTATTTTTTAAAGGTCGCATAGGAGAAGAGACGAGAATGAACGTGGCACAGATCTAAATATCTATTGAAATCCCTAATAATCTGATATAACTTTTAATAAACAGGTTTTTCTATGCTACAAAAGGTAAATTTTAGACCAGGATTCAATAAACAAGTAACTGCTACCGGCGCGGAAGCGCAATGGACGGGGGGAGACTATGTGCGTTTTAGATATGGAACCCCTGAAAAAATTGGAGGCTGGGATCAATTAGGCGGCGACAATTTAACTGGGGCCGGAAGAGCCCTTCATCAATTTGATGATAACGCAGGTATTAAATATGCCGCGATCGGTACCAACAGAATTTTATACGTTTATTTAGGAGGTGAATTCCATGACATCCACCCCATAGACAAAACCATTCCTGGTTGTGATTTTTCTACAACGGACACAGAACGAGAAGTTACTATAACGTTTCCTTCTCCCCATGGAATGAGTGAGGACGATATTGTTTTATTAGATACGGTTACCGCGCCTCCGGGTTCAGGCTACCTCGATGCAGCTTTTGAAGATAAAAAATTTATGGCTACGTCCATTCCTACAGCAACAAGTATTACAATTACCATGGATACTAATGCATCAGGAACCACTCTTAATGTAGGAAGTTGCAGAGCTCAGACTTAT